CAGGGCAGGGCAGGGCATGAGGGCAGGGCAGGGCAGGGCATGAGGGCAGGGCAGGGCAGGGCATGAGGGCAGGGCAGGGCAGGGCATGAGGGCAGGGCAGGGCAGGGCAGGGCAGGGCATGAGGGCAGGGTATCGACGGAATCTGTCACAATACAATGATGAATCATAGGTTATTCAATTGCCGAACGCGGTTTCATTGATTGACGGAATCTGTCCGAATAGATGTGGCCGTCGAGGTCCTGAATCATTGTTCCACGCGTGAAACAATTGGGTGGATTGGGCTCCAGATTCATGGGTCCTGCCCACAACCCGCAAAACCAGAAAACCAACATTGCAAAATAACTTAGGTTACTAAATAACGATCCACGCACCAGGTTTCATCGTTCGGTAAAACATCTAATTCCATAAAAATTCAGAAAACCAACATAGGTTTCTATAGTGCACGCTGGCACATGATTCGCTTGACAAAGTTCTAGGCCGTGTGTATGCTCTCCCTCATGGCGAAGCCCAAGAAGCAATCTTCCGAGCCCGTCAAGACGAAGCCAAAAGACGCCGTGAAGAGTCGCGCCGTACCTTTGCGCAGCACCACAGTGCCCGCAGAACCTGAGAAGCCTCCCGCCGAAACGGGGTTCGACAAGTACCTACGCCAGCTGGCGTCGATGCCGATCCGCGAGGACGCCCTCAAGAACACAGGGTTGACCGCGCAGGACATCCGGCGCCGCGCCGAGGAAGACCCCGACTTCTCCCGCGCTCTCGATAAGGCCTGGGACATCGGAGTCGACGTCGCAGAGGACGCTGCGTTCAAGCGTGCGATCGTCGGATGGGACGAACCGGTGTTCACCAAGGACGGCGGGCTGGCCGGCCACGTTACCCGATACGACGGTGGGCTGCTCAAGGAAGTTTTGAAGGCCAACCGTGCCAAGTATCGTGGTGAGGACGTCGGGCGCAGCCGCGGCGTTTCCCCCGAAGCGCGCCGGGAAGTCGACCGCGTGTTCGAGGAGGCGGGGGCGCTTTCGTGAGGTGCGACTTCTACACCCCCGACCAGCTGCGGAAGCTGGCAAAGTACCCGCACCTGATCGGGCACCTGGTGGGAAAGACCCGACTCACTCCCATGCACTCCGCCTGGATCCACTCCGTGTGGAATCCATCGCGGCACACGTCGCTCCAAGCCCATCGTGGCGCGTACAAGACCACCGCTCTGACAGAAATTGGAATCATCCGTCGGCTGCTGCTACATCCGGACAACCGGATCGCGCTCATCCGCGAGACGTGGTCGACCGCCAACGACACGCTGAAGACCATCGGGCTCTACATGCAGCACGAGGCGATTCAGGAGTTGTTCCGTGCCTTCCACGGATACTACCCGGAGACCACGACGATGCGCGACGGGCGCATCACCTGGAACTTCAAGGGAACGATCACGAAGGAAGGCAGCCTCGACGCATACGGCGTGGACACGGTGCCCACGGGCTCCCACTACGACGACATCCTGGTCGACGACGCGATCACGATCAACGATCGCTTCAGCCGCGCCAAGCGTGAGCGCACCCGGGCGAACCTCCAGGAAATCATGACGAACATCCTGGACCCAGGCCGGTACTTGCGCGCCGTAGGCACGCCCTGGCACAAAGAGGACGCCTGGGACATCCTGCCATCCCCCATGAAGTTCGACGTGTTCTCCACCGGGATCCTGACGCCGGATCAGATCGAGGAGAAGCGCCTCTCCATGACCACCTCCATGTGGGCGGCCAACTACCTGCTCGAGCACGTCAACGGCGACAACCTAATGTTCACCGACCCCCACATGGGAAAGTGGGAAACCAACAAGCTGCGGAAGGTCGCACACCTGGACGCCGCCTACGGAGGCCGCGACACCACGGCTCTCACGATCGCCTCGCGCACCCAGGACGGCCGGATCCAGATGTGGATCAAGGTCTGGCGCGGTTCAGCCGAGTCGCACATGGCGGCCATCCGCTGGGAGCTCGAACATCGCGGGTGCAACGAGCTGATCATGGAGGACAACGGCGACCACGGGATGCTGGCCCGGGTCATGCAGTTCTTCGAGACCACGCGCTGGCTCTCCGCCGAGAACTACCACGAGACGCAGAACAAGCACAAGAAAATCCACAACTACCTGGGTCACTTCTGGCACAAGATCGTCTGGGCGGCCGACTCCGACCCGGAGGCCTTGGCCCAGATCTGCGACTACATCGAGGACGCGGAGCCGGACGACGCGCCGGACTCGGCGGCAAGCCTTCTGCGGGAGGTGTTCTTCGAGGAAGAGACCGACATCGACAGGACCATGTTCACCTAAAGGCCAAGCATGTCGAAAGAACCGACCGCACACGACATTCGAAGAGACCAGGTACTGGTGGCCCGGGCCATGCGGCGCGAGCCCACCTTGGGTAGCCGTCTTCCGCACACGCTCGCTCTCGACTTGGCGGCGCACAAGCTGCATGGAGACAGTTTTCGGAACTTCGTGTCCGGCGTGGGGGTCGTGGGGAGAGACCCGACCACCGCCAACCAGGTCTCGCCGCCGAGCCTGCTCACGTATCCGGAACTGTCGGCCCTCCATATCGGAGACGGGCTGGTCAAGCGGATTGTGAACCTACCCTCGGCGGACGCGACGCGCGCTGGCTGGGACTTCGATGGCGACGCCGACGGGAAGATCGTGAAGGAGATGGGTCGGATCGGGGTGCAGAAGAACTTCCGAGAAGCCTTGCAGTGGGTCCGACTGTTCGGCGGAGCCCTGACGATCATGATCTGGGACGATGGCCGGCCGCTGCACGCTCCGTTCCAGTTCAATTGGAAAAAGCCGCAGAAGCTGGTGGCTTTGCGCACGCACTCGGCCGAAGAGATATGGATCATCCCCACGGATCTGGACACCGACCCGCTTTCGCCGCGGTACGAGCTCCCGACCTACTTCACCGTGCGCCGGGTCTACGGCCCCCCGTACACCGTCCACTGGACGCGGGTGATCGAGTGGCGGGGCGACATGACTCCGAGCCGGATCTACCCGGGGATGGACGTCTACCGCCGCTTCTGGGGCTTTGGCGTCGTCCAGGCGGCGTTCCAAGCCGTGTCTGACATGGGGCTCTCCTGGAGCGCGGTGTCGAACCTGATGCAGGAGTCGGTGATCGGGAAGTACAAGATCTCGAACCTGAAGAAACTGCTGCTTTCGAAGGACTACGCTGCCATCGAGCAGCGCATGCAGAACCTGGAGCTCTCCAAGAACATCCTCCACGGCGTGCTACTGGGTGAGGACGAGGAGTACACCCGCGACAAGCTGGAGTTCACCGGCGTGGCCGACGTGCTCGACCGGTTCATGATGCGCCTGAGTTCGGAGGTGAACATCCCCGTGGCGCTGTTGTTCGGTCGCGGGGCAGCCGGGATGAACGCCACCGGCGAGGGCGACGCGCGCCAGTACTACGATGGGGTGAAAGCGACTCAGGACGAGCTCCTGCGGAACCCGCTTGAGAGCCTGGCCGTCTGGATCGGAGCCCGGATGCATCCCGACGTCGACCCAGAGGAGTACCACGTCGTCTTCCGGGAAGTCTGGTCGATGTCGGAGAAGGAGCGGGCCGAGGTCTACTACAAGCTCGCACAGGGAGACGCCCTCAACAAAGTTAACGGAGTGCTTTCTCCGAAGGAAATCCGCGCAGGGCGCTTCCTGGGACGCTACTCGCCCAACATGAGCGTGCCCGCCGACGCCACCGAGCCTCCTCCCGACCCGCTGATGCTCCAATTGGCCGGCGGCGACATGTCGCCCAACACCGGCACCCATGAGGGCGGCACGGGTTCCCCCAAGGCCAGCGCGAGCGAAGCGCCGCCGTTGCCCGACGTGAACACCAAAGAACTGACGAAAGTACGAAATTCGCCCGAAAGTTTCCGAAATCGAGGCGGAAAGAGCGGTCCGAACAGCGGACGCCAGCAAAATGGGGTATCCCAGGCTGGTGCAACGAAGGTTCACAGCCCTCGGGCCGGGAATTCGACCACCGGAGACGAGATGGACGCCTTCGAAGGCCTCCTGGCGGCTGCCCGACGGGGCGATGCGCAGGCGATGCTCGACCTCAGCTACGTTTTGGACACCCTGGAGGCCGCAGATGGCAGTGCTGAGTGATGAATTACTCGCTTTCATCGTGAAACGAGCAAAATCCATTTCGTTCGGCGAGGTCAGAATCGTGATTAACGAAAATGCGAAGAGCAAGATCGACGTGGAAGTCATCGAGAAAGCCCGTTTCAACGTCGACAACGAGGTTTTGCCCGTTGGGAAGCCTCCAAGGGCGCTTCCGGCTGGAAAAGACCCTGTAGAAGA